AAGCTCGCCCAATCCAAATCTGGATTCAGCGGTTTAATGGTCAGACATCTCCTACAGGATTGCTGCTCGATGGCGCTTTGAGCGCCACAGCCACCACAATCCCAATGACCTCCACCGTTGGCCTGCCAGCTTCTGGCTTTATCAAGGTTGACAATGAGATCATCAACTTTGGCTACATATCAGGGAACACCCTGTATAACTGCTTCAGAGCGCAGCAAAACACAACTGCCGCAACCCACATAACTGGTTCTGCGGTTTACTGGGAACAACTGCCCGCCGTAACCGTTTGGCCCACTCCTGATGCCTCCCAGACATACCAGTTGGTTTATTGGCGTCTACGCCGCACGCAGGACGCTGGCGGGGGTGTAAACGTGATGGATGTTCCGTTCCGTTTCATTCCATGCATGGCAGCAGGCTTGTCCTACTACATCGCTGGCAAGATTCCTACCGGCTTTGACCGCCTACCTATGCTTAAAGCGCAGTATGACGAGGCTTGGCAGAATGCTGCGGATGAGGATCGTGAGAAGGCGGCTTTGAGGCTTGTGCCTCGCCAACAGTTTATTGGTGGGCGATAATGGGTAATCGGTTTGCCAGTGGCAAGAATGCGATTGCTCAGTGTGATCGCTGTGACCAGCGGTACATGCTGAAGGTCTTGAAGAAGGAAATCATCAAAGGCCGTAACTTTGACCTGTTGGTCTGCCCAGAATGCTGGGACCCAGATCAGCCCCAGTTACACCTTGGTGAGTTTCCAGTAGATGACCCGCAAGGTTTGAGGAATCCTCTGCCAGACAGAAGCTACGTATCCTCCGGGATACTCGCTGACGGCTACCAAGGTGAGGGCAGCAGGAATATCCAGTGGGGCTGGAATCCAGTAGGTGGAGCCAAGTTTTTCGATGCGCTGCTGACGCCAAATCCCTTGGCTTTGGCAGCCCAAGTTGGTACAGTTACAGTTAACGTTTAAGGAGTTGATCATGGACGCAAAGAAAGCAGTGCGGAAGCACGAAGCAAATATGCACCCCGGCCAAAAGCCAACCAAGATGCGGGCTGGTGGCAAGACCAACTCCGACATGTTGAAGATGGGTCGTGGCTTGGCAAAGATTGCCAACCAGAAGTCCCCCGGACGGAAAGGCTAATCATGGCTGAATACAAATCTCCAAAGAAGGTTCCAAGTGTCGTGGTAGGTGAAGAGCCTGCCAAAGTAACGATGCGTAAGGCCAACGTCTCTGTGGCGAATACCCGCAGCCAAGACTACCAGCCAACCAAAACCTCGGGCATCAAAATCCGTGGCACTGGTGCAGCTACCAAGGGTCTGATGGCTCGTGGCCCAATGGCGTAAAGCATGACCTACACCGAACTTGTAGCGGCGATTGAGTCGTACACGGAGAATCAGTTCCCAGCCACGTACTTGGCTGATGGTTCCACTGTGTCCAGCACAACGCAGATCAACTTGCTTATCAAGCAGGCAGAGCAGCGCATCTACAACTCGGTGCAGTTCCCGTCGATTCGCAAGAACGTCACGGGCGCGACCACGGCAAGCAACAAGTACCTGTCGGCCCCTCTGGACTTTCTGGCGGTGTACTCCATCGCTGTGGTGGACGCATTGGGCAACTACGAGTACCTGCTGAACAAGGATGTCAACTTCATCCGTCAGGCGTACCCGAAGCCAACTGACACGGCCTTCCCCAAGTACTACGCCCTGTTCGGCCCAACGACTACCAATGCTCCTGACCCACTCGTCACGCCTGAGCTTTCGCTGATCCTTGGCCCAACACCAGATGCTGCGTACGTGGTGGAACTCCACTACTACTATTACCCAGAGTCGATCACGACAGCGGGCAACACATGGCTGGGCGACAACTTTGACTCCGTGCTGCTGTACGGCAGCTTGGTTGAGGCGTACACATTCATGAAGGGCGAGGCCGATATGGTCACGCTGTACAACACCAAGTACAACGAAGCGCTGGCGCTGGCTAAACGTCTGGGTGATGGCATGGAGCGTCAGGACGCCTACCGTAGTGGTCAAGTCAGGATTGCAGTCACATGACCATCGCGCAAACATCGACCACCAGCTTCAAGGTAGAACTGCTTCAGGCAGTTCACAACTTTGGCCCAACGTCTGCCAACACGTTCAAGATTGCCTTGTACACAGCGGCGTCAAGCATTGGCCCCAGCACGACTGTATATACAACTGACGCAGAGGTGGTGGGTACGGGCTACACGGCAGGCGGTAACACGCTGGTCATCTCTACCAGCCCCACCTCGGGGAACAACAACGCCAGCGTCCCCACTGCCTACGTCAGCTTTGCCAACTCATCTTGGGCGACCGCATCGTTCACGGCTCGTGGCGCTTTAATTTACAACAGCACGCAGGGCAATAAGTCCGTGGCTGTGCTGGTCTTCGGTGCGGACAAGACCGTGGCAGGCCAGACTTTTGAAATCGTTTTCCCAACCGCCGATGCCACCAGCGCAATCGTGCGAATCAGCTAACAGGAGCCACCATGTCCAATTCAGCAATCCAGCAAGCCAGCTTTGGCGGTGTGTTCAACGTTCAGTGTTTAGACGCAGACGGCAACGTCAAGTGGACGGAAGAGTTCCCCAATCTGGTGGTTGACACCGGCTTGCAGTACCTGAACACGCAAGTGTTTAAAGGCGTTACTTACACAGCCGCTTGGTACATGGGCCTCGTCAATACCGGCGCTACATACGCTGGCGGCAACACCATGCTGTCGCACTCTGGCTGGACTGAGAATGTTGGCTACTCACAAGCAGCCCGGCCAACAATGGTGTTTGGTACGGCCACAACGGCAGACCCATCGGTTATCACATCAACAGCCACGGTGTTCTCGATCAACGCCACGGGCGTCATTGCTGGCGCATTCCTGACCACGGACAGCACCAAGAGCGGTACAGCCGGGACTTTGTTCTCCGCTGGTAACTTCACCGTTGGTGACCGTAGTGTCGTGACGGGCGACACACTGAACGTGACGTACACCTTCTCCGCAGATGCAGCGTAATACATGTTTGGCTGCACAGCATTCGCGGAAGCTCCCTTCGCTGCGCTTGCTGGCGGGTTACTCTACGACCGTAGCGTAGCGGATACATCGGCATTCTCTGGAACACTGAACGGCCAAGTTGACTTTGCCGTAGCGGCCAATGACTCGGTAGCGTTTGCTGACTCCTTTGCTGTACAGACGGACTTTGCAGGGTTGGTGGCAGATACCACTACCCTGTCGGATGCGTTTGCAGCCAATGTGGACTTTGCGGTGCTTATCAGCGAAGCCGGTGCGTTCATTGAGTCACTGCTGGGTCAGGTTGATTTCAGCCCGGCGGTAAACGAGAGCGTCAGTTACTCCGACATATTTAGCACCCAAGTCAACTTTGCTGTTACAGTCAATGAGGCTGCTGTACTGCTTGAGGCCATCGCTCGCAGACTGTATTGGGATGTGATTAACGATAGTCAACCCGGCAACTGGCAGAACGTAAACGACAACCAGTCAACTACGTGGAGCAATGTAGACACATCGCAGCCGGTTGACTGGAACAACATACCGAATACGTAGAGGACAGTATGGCTCTTACATTTGCAGATCGCGTAAAGGAAACGTCCACAACGGCTGGCACGGGAACTTTGACGCTTGCTGGAGCCATGTATGGTTTCCAATCCTTCGCTGCCATTGGCAACGCCAACACCACTTACTACGCAATCTACGACAACTCGTCTGGTGACTGGGAAGTGGGCATCGGCACCTACACGGCTTCTGGGACTACGCTGTCTCGGGACACAATCTTGTCTTCGTCCAATGCGGGCGCGGCGGTTGTGTTCAGTTCAGCCACCAAGGAAGTGTTTGTCACTTACCCTTCTGAGCGGTCGGTGTACAAGGATGCGGCCAATACCTACACGGTACCAAGCGTATTCAACGCCATAACTGCCAACTCAATTGCGCTGACCACTGGTACGATTTCTACAACCCCCTCGGCCAGTACTGATCTGGTCAACAAGTCCTACGTGGACACGGTTGCGGCTCAAGGTATCGTCTACCACGACCCCGTGTACGTGGAGTCACCAGACACTGCGGGCAACCTGAACGCGCTGTACAACCAGCCGGGCGGCGCGGGAGTTGGTGTTGGGGCCACACTTACCAACAATGGAACGAAAGCAGCACTGACCATTGACGGCGTGCTGATGACCACGACCAAGCGGGTGCTGGTCTACAACCAGACCAATGCGTTTGAGAATGGCATTTACACGGTTACCACGGTGGGAGCACCTGATCCGGGCGGCACAAACTGGGTTCTGACCCGTGCCACTGACGCAGACACCTACGCAGTCAACAGCCCCACATCATTGGGCCAAGGTGATGCGTTCTTCGTGCAGGCCGGTGACACTGGCGCTGGTGAGTTGTACTCCTGCAACACGGTGGGCGTCATCACCTTTGGTACAACCAACATCACGTTCGCTCAGATAAGCGCAACGGTTCCGTACATGGCGGGTACAGGCTTAAACCTGAGTCCAGCTACGACATTCAACATCTCCAACACAGGTGTGACGGCTGCGACCTACGGTGCTGCGGCTACGGTTCCCGTCATAGTAGTCAACGCTCAAGGCCAACTTACCAGCGTTACGGATACGGCAATTGCCATTCCAGCGACTCAAGTCTCAGGCTTGGCTGCATCGGCTACGACAGACACAACTGACGCATCGAACATCACCAGCGGTACTTTGCCATCGGGCAGGCTCGTAGGTGGCTACGGCAACGTCACGGCTGTGGGTACGCTGGTCGGTGGTACTTGGAACGCAGACATCATCACGGCCCTGTACGGCGGAACTGGCTTTGGCT